CAGCATTCCTAAGAGCAGATGACCAGTCATTGATTGCAAGTGGAGCAATAGCAATTGATCAGGCAAACAACATTGCATCTCATGTTTCGGATCTATACCCGGACAACTTTGGCCCAACTTCTCTAAGCGAGGCTTTCATGGTAGTAAATGATACATTGTACCTAGTAGGCGGCGTTAATGGAACAAACATTGGCGGAGACGATACATTCGTTACAGCAAGAATCCGTGCAAGAATCGTTAAACTATCTAGCAAAGACTGGATGGCAATTGCAATTCAATCAACCGCTAGCGATAACTGAGGTGATTCTCAGTGAACGCAGATTGGGAGAGAGGATATGCCGCCGGATATGCTGCAGCACATAGGAGCGATGTCCGTGACATTACTAGCGATCGGGGAATGGCTGCGCCGGCTCCTCAAAAGAAAGCGCCTCGTAAAGTTAGTGCTTACAGTAGAAGATACGGAAAAGAGTACAAGCGACTCAAAGCAAAACACCCAAGAATGAAATTTGGTGCTTTGTCTAAGAAGGCGCATGCAGCAACTAGGAAGGCGATGCGCTAATGGCTAAAGAAAAGAAATCTACTAGGGCTCTTACAGGTTCTAGAATTATGCACAAAAATATCCCTAGTACAATTTGCCAAGAAGTAGATGGTGGATTCATCGCTACTAATGGATGGGAGACATTACTAAACAATGTCTTGTACTACGAAACTTACTTTGATTTATCTGCTTACGAACTTGATGATCTAACAGTAGTGCCTACTGCTCTTACTTTACAAGATGGTGTTCCATATACAGCAATACTACCTCCTGCGCCCGGAGATCCGGATTATCGTTTAGTTGTTCTAGATATTATTAGTCAAGAGAAATTAGATGTAGAACAGATCTATACTAATTATACAACTAGTTATGATATACCGGGTTCCCCTGCATCGAAAGAAGATTGGACACAATTGTTAATGAATAACTTTAGGTTAATGACTCTACAAACTGATTTCTCATCTGCTACATTATTACTACCTGCAACAAGTGGTTCTTTTGGTTCAGCAGAACCTACAGCAGTGCAAAAACTTTGGCTGTATAGAATTATTATGCCCGGTGCAAATGATTTAAGCGAAACAGTATGTACGATTCCACCTACAAGATTTGTTATGGGTGCTGAGATTGTGCAGGAAGATGAACTACCTTACATGATGAGACTAAAGCGTTCATACGAATTAGCAACTCAAGGGTGATTCCCTTGCCATTAGCAATTGGTTCACGATTGGCTATAATTGGAATTGGCAATAATGCTGTATTGAGAATCACTGCAAAAGGAAAAGAAGCATCTCCTGAAGAAGTAGGAAAGGAAGTGTTGGTTGCTTCTGCAAAAGTGGGAATTGTTATTGCCACTGATCTATTACTAAAAACCTCAATTGCTACTAGAACAGTAAATTTGCTTAGTCGGGCAACATTAGCAGTAGCAGTACCTGTGACTGTTGGAGCAATTACATCTTATGCAATAGATCCAGAAGAAGGATTGCAAAATTACTTTTACGCGATTGACACTTACAAAGATCCAGAAATTGCACAAGATACTAAGAATATAATGTTCATAAACTCACTAACTAAGATCTTTGGATTTTATGGCGGTGGCGGTAAACAAAGGAAAGAAGGATTCTTTGAGTTTGAATCTTAATACTGATCTAACTTAGTTTGTTTCGCTTCGTAATCTTTGATTGACTTTGTAACATAAGGAACACACATCATACAAATTGCATGATGTTCTGATGGATTGTCTCTCTTAGGGAAAAACTTGAATGTCGCTTGCATATATCCAATTTGTTTACAACAAAAGCATTCAAACATTATTCATCACCTCTACCGACCATTCCATTGGCAATCCTAAGAGTTCACATTTTATACAGTGAATAGGTTCAGGTTCGAAACTCCAAAACCTAGCATAGCAATTGTTACACATTTCAATTGTAGTCTGTGTCTGGTTCATTCTTCTTCGCCTCCGCAATCAGGACATTCACTAGGGTACATGCATTCACCTTTTTGATATGGGCAATTCATTCTTCTTCGCCTCCTAGTAAATCATCATGATAGATGCAATACTTTGTGTTTCGATATGTTTTAGATCTACATTCTGCAACCGCACAAGTGTTCCTTTGTCTATGTTCTTGCCTTCGGTTGTCTTCTGATCGTAGTTTATCGCGTACCCACTGCGAGAAATTCGACTTTCTTGCTGCTAAGTCCCAAGATGTTGGGTCTAGAGTGATGAGTTTTTGTCTCATATTTACTAGGAAATTGGCATTTCATATATATATATCGCAAAAAAGCCCGTGGGCTATCCCACGAAAGTTAGTAGTATGGTTGCTATGCCATGGGGGTGGTGGTGATAAGGAACTTGGAGGTGGACACTCCCTCCGTGAGCCTCCGGGACTCGCTTCGCTCGCGAAGATAAGCAGAGGGGCTGTAAAACAGTGTAATTTATACACCGAGTTTGCATGGGGTAGCCATGGCAACAGCAAAAACAGGTAGTTTTTACCTAACAGAAACAGTAACTTTGCCGGCGGGAACCGTCGGTGGATCAAGAATACAAGGCTCAGTAGATCTGGGCGCTTATGTCAATGTCGGAACCGGCCAAGCCGTCGCCATTGATCAAGTCGACTTCATCTTTCAGAATGGTGCTGGATTCAGTAGCAACCCTGAAGATTTTGTAGTTGGATCCGGTACACTTGGCGTTCAATTGTCTGACTTAAACCCGGGAACAGCATTCCTAAGAGCAGATGACCAGTCATTGATTGCAAGTGGAGCAATAGCAATTGATCAGGCAAACAACATTGCATCTCATGTTTCGGATCTATACCCGGACAACTTTGGCCCAACTTCTC